CGCGGCGCCGACGAGAAGCGCCGGACGTGCAAGAGTAGCGAGTCGACTCGCGGACGCTGCGAGCGCTGACAGCAGCCAAAGCGAGCGCAAAAAGGCTGGAGCAATGCCCCGCCGGGCGATGGCACGCAGCAGCCAGCGGATGTTGAAGCCGGCTGCGCACAACACCGCATGCAGCGCGTCACCCTCAGCGCCCTTGAGCCAGCAGCGCTTCATGCCGTGATCGTGCTTGGCATGCCCGATGGCCGGCTCGACCGCCTGACGCCGCTTCAGCCAGCGCCGCTGGCTGCGCGTGAGCGAGCGGCTCTTGCCGCGATGGATCAATGTCACCCCGCCAATGTCGGCATCCGCCCCCCGGTAGCCCAGGTCGACGATGGCCGTGTGCGGCTTGACGCCCAGGTCCTGCAGCAAGACGGTGGTCTGCTCCAGTTGCTCGGCCAGCGTGTGGCCGTCGTAGGGGTTGCCCGGCAGGCTGCGCGCACCGACCATCAAGCCCTGTTTGGCGCTCACCGCCACGCTGACCTTCACGCCGAACTCGTAGGGCTGGCGGGCCTTGCCCTTGCCGATGCACTCGACCTCCGGCGCATGCAGCGCGTACAGCTTGTGCTTGTCCTTGGGGCGCTGCGAGCGGATGCGCTCGGCGCGATCCAGCCATGGCTGCAGGCGATCACGCACGTCTTGCGGCGCTGCCAGCAGGCGGCGTTGCACGTCGCGCAGCACGCGCCCGAGCACGGTGCGCTGGCGCTTGAGCACCCGGCGCAGCCGCTTGAACTGCTTGGCGTGCGCATAGCCGCCGGCACGCCGGCGCAGGCTGCGGCCCTCGCGCTCGAAGGTCTGCTTCAGCCGCAGCCCGGCACGCTGCGCCAGTTGCACCACCTTGGCCCGCGCCACTTCCAGCAGCCGGCTGTCGGTGGGATAGGCCACCGCCTTCTCCTGCACCGTGGTGTCCACGATCACCCGCTGCAGTTCGCTCTTGCGCACCGCCTGCATCTGCACGGCCGCCTCGATCGTCTTGGCCAGCAACTCCTCCACGCCGGCCTCGCCCAGCACCCGCCTGAAGCGCCCGATCTGCGTGGCATCGCACGGCAGGCGTGGCTCGTAGTACTCCTGCCCGCTGAAGAACTGCCACACCACGTTCTCGGCCCAGCGCTCGACCACGGCCTCGTCGCTCAGGCCATAGGCATGCTTCAGGTACAGCAGCGACACCATCAAGCGGATCGCCAGGCGCGGGCGGCCTGCCGCGCTCACGCCTGCGCCGACCACCTGCACCGTGGGGCCGAACAGGTCTGCACCTTCGATGCTGCGCCCGCGCCGGTCCTTGCGCGCCAGCAGCGGCGCCACGCTCGCTTCGATCTGCTGCCACGGCATGCGTGTGGCCAGCACCGCCAGCGGGTGGCGCAGGTCGATCATCTGGTCCAGTCGGGCGCGGAAAAAGTCCGGCGTGCTCATCGAAATCCGTCTCCAAACTCCCAGAAATTCGCATCGAGCCGATTCATCTTCGGGAGTTCCAACCCCGCAACATCACCTCACCAACTCAGTGTCCATGCGGCTTCAGGGCGTTTTGCAGGGCCGACGACTTCGATCGCCAGGTCGCCGAGCTCCATGTCCGTGTGGCCGTCCTGAACGGCTACACCGCCCTCGGCACACCCGTCACCGAGGCCGTGGCATAGGGCTGCCCAGGGAAAGGGGAACTCCGGCCATCAGGCCATTTGCGCAACAGAGCCCTTCCTTGCTCGCGATTATATCGAAAGCGTTCCGCTCGACATCAACGCGCTCTCCTTCGCGGCCCGATACCAGGCTGGTGGATGACCGCTGGATCGCAGATCAGATCTGAGCACTCGCGAACCGCTTCAGCCCAGTTCTGTCGCTGCCCCTCCCACTCCTCCGGGAACCCGTCCATAAGCCTGGCCAAGGTCAACCCCGGCCCCTGCTTCCCGTCCAGGATCGCGTCGATGATGTCAGGCGCGAGCAGCGTGAGCCGCAGGACACGGGTCATGTAGGAGGGGGCGATGCCCTCGCGCTCGGCCAGTTCGGCGATGGTGGCGAACGCGCCCGACTCGAGCATCCGCTTCCAGCGGAAGGCGCGGGCAAGGGCCTTGACCAGGGCATCGTCGGGGCGGCGCGGTGCGGACGCGCCGTCGGGGAGTGCGATTGCCTTTCGCCCGCCGCGCTTCACGATGCGGAACGGGACGTGGAGCGTGATGGCGTCGGCGGCGGGGCGGGTCATGCGGCTTCTCCGATTCCATCGGCCAGCATCTCGCGCGCGAGGTTGTCGAGGCCGTCGATGCGCAGCCGGACGTTCAGCCCGTCCAGGCCGATGTCCACCCGCTCGACCAGCAGCGCCACGATGCGGGCCTGTTCGGCGGGGAAGAGTTCGTCCCACAGCGGGTCGAGTTGCTGCAGAGCCCTGCGAACGTCGGCCTCGGTGATGTCTCTGGCGTGGGCGCGCGCTGCCTTCCACGTGCCCGCCACGATCTCGGGCTGGCGGAACACGGCGCGGAGCTGGTCGATGACGGCGGCCTCGATTTCACCCGCCGGCACGCGGCCCACCGGGCAGGATCCAGCGCCGTGTTTCAGCACGGTCTGGCTGACATAGTAGCGGTAGAGCCGGTCGCCCTTGCGCGTGTGGGTCGGTGAGAAGGCGGCGCCATCGGGGCCGAAGAGTCGCCCTTTCAGCAGCGCGGGCGTCTCGGCGCGGGTGCGGGCCGCGCGCTTGCGCGGGCTCTCCTGCAGGATGGCGTGGACGCGGTCCCACGTCTCGCGGTCGATGATGGCGTCGTGCTCGCCGGGGTAGCTGTCGCCCTTGTGAACCGCCTCGCCGATATAGGCGCGGTTGTTCAGCATCCGGTAGAGGTACTTCTTGTCGATCCGGTTGCCGCGCGGCGTCCGGGGGCCGCGCGTGCCAACCTCCCGCGCCAGTTCCGTGCAGGACCCGATCTCGAGGAAGCGGGCGAAGATCCAGCGCACATGCGCAGCGGTTTCTTCGTCGACCACCAGCTTCCGGTTCTCGACCCGATAGCCGTAGGGCGGCACCCCGCCCATCCACATGCCCTTCTTCCGACTGGCCGCGACCTTGTCGCGGATGCGCTCGGCCGTCACCTCGCGCTCGAACTGGGCGAAGCTGAGCAGGATGTTCAAAGTCAGCCGGCCCATGGAGGTGGTCGTGTTGAACGACTGCGTCACGGAGACGAAGGTCACGCCGTTGCGGTCGAGCACCTCGACGAGCTTGGCGAAGTCGGCGAGCGACCGGCTGAGGCGGTCGATCTTGTAGACCACGACCACGTCGATCAGCCCGTCCTCGATGTCCTCGAGCAGCCTCTTCAAGCCTGGGCGCTCGAGCGTGCCGCCCGAGATGCCGCCGTCGTCATACTGATCGCGGACCAGCACCCAGCCCTCTGAGCGCTGGCTGGCGATGTAGGCCTCGCAGGCCTCGCGCTGCGCATGCAGGCTGTTGAACTCCTGTTCCAGCCCTTCCTCGGAGGATTTCCGGGTGTAGATCGCGCAGCGCTGCTTCCGGATCATTCCTGATTTCGCAGGGGCCTTCGTCATGTCCGCGCCCTCCGGTTCTTCAGCCCGAAGAACACCCAACCGTTCCAGCGTGTGCGGGTGATGGCGCGGGCGATGGCCGAGAGCGACTTGTAGGGCCGACCCCGCCACTCGAAGCCGTCCGTGGTGACGGTGACGACGTGCTCGACGCCCTGCCATTCGCGGATCAGCCTTGTCCCGACGATGGGCATCGTATCGGCGCGGACGCGGCTCTTCTTGCGATCGCCGCCGTCGAGTTCCTCGCCCAGCCGCTCCAGTCGCCGGACGGTCTCAAGTTTCAGCCCGCCATAGGCAAGTTCCTGGATTCGGTAGGCCAACCTGCTCTCCAGGTAGCGGCGGTTGAACGGTGGCGGCTCGCTGTCGAACAGCTCGCGCCACTGCTGCTTCAGCGCCGGCGTCGGCGTCGTCTTCAGCGCCGCCAGGCGCGCAGGAATCAGATCGTGTGTCGTCATGCAGGTCTCCGGTGAGTCGGGGTTGCATGACGGCATGCGCTAGCCGGAGAGTGTAGGCGAATTTCTCCAGTGGCGTCAGAAGGTTCTCCGCACCCGCGCCGGCGCAACCGGACCAGCCCGAGTGCCAGCAGGCCGCACAGCTCGGCCCGCCGCTTGGCGGGCGTCATCAGATGGGGCGGCAGGGGATTGGGGCGTTTCATGCAGGGCGTGTCCGGGAGGTGTCGCCCTTCCTCTACTCACCGCCCGTCCGAACCGTCCCATCGCGGACGATCCGGCGCGAACGACCCGTCGGAGGACTCGACTCCCGGTTGCGCGATCGGCTAGAACATAATTGGAACAAATGTGGCGCTTGCCCAGAGGACGGTGGGGCCGCTTCCTCCGGTCCCCCGAGCGCGATCTGCCCGCAAGCCCGGATCGGATCGATGGACAGCGGTCATGTGCCCGGTCGGTTGCGAGCGTTTCGAACCGGAAGGAGCATGCATGACCAGGAGGATCAGGAACTTCATAGACCGCGCCTTTTCCCGGACGGTGGATATCGAGCTGCTGCGCCGGTTGCTCGATCCCTACCTTTCGCAGATCGGCCTCGACTGGGACGGTCTGCCGGAAGACGAGACCGAGCGACGCAGGCGGCTCTTCGATCTCTTCGCCCGCGCCGACCGCCGGTTTCCGGCAAGGCTGCAGTTCGCGCTCTACAACATCTCGACGCTCGCCACCGAGGCCGGGGCCCGGATCCTGCAGGAGATCGCCGCCGAGGCGGGTGTCGACCTGCTGGCGGGCCTCCGCCGCGGGGGCGAGACGGACGACCGAAGGTTCACGCCGCGGTTCATCGCGCTTGCCGCGTTTCTCGATCATCGTCCGATCTTCGATCGCGCGCTCGGGGCCGCAGCGTTCCTCGCCCACGCGTCCAAGCTGGAACGCGACGCCGAACGCGCGGACGCAGAGCTCCGCCACGACGATCCGGGGGTGCAGGCGGCCTTCGCGGAGGCCGTCCGGGCCTGGTTCTCGGGCCGCTACGACGGACATTTCTGCGAGGTCCACTGGTTCGACGAGGACGACCTGCTGCGCATCCTGGTGTTGCACGGGACGAAGGCAGAGACGAAGAACGTTGACCGGGACGGGGCCGAGGACACTGTCAAGTTCCGCGAGATCGTGCAATCCACCCTCGAATACGACCGGCGGCGCGGGGCGATCGCGGTGGGCTCGAAATCCGCTCCGGACGCGAAGAAGCTCGCCCGCATCTTCGGCGAGCATGTCCTGGGAGACGCCGAGATCTTCGAGGCCTCGGCGGCGGAAGAGCTTTACAGCCTCGCCCCGCTGCAGGCCGCCGGGGCGCCCTTCGCGTTCCGCCCCGATCCCGAGGGCGACATCACCCATGTGGCGCTGCGCGAGATCCGCATCGACGAGACCGCGCGGACCGCTGCCGGGCGACTGCGCCGCTCGCCTTGGACGATGACGCTGCGGGACACACAGGATGCCATCGCGCGGCTTGCCCGCGTGGCCCCGGAAATCGACATCGCGGAGGTGCGGATCGTCCACGCGAAGATCGACGTGACGATCGAGGTGGACGGCAGCGAGACCGTCGTCCCGGTGACCATCCGGCCGCCCCGGACGCTCTCGATGCGGGATCACTCCCACGAGCGCCCGATCCTCGAGATGCTGGAAGACCATGACATCCGCAGACGCCGCCCGTCTCGCCGCACTGCTGCTGCAGCTGAGTGACCGGCACCCGATCCCTGCCGTGGCCGGCTCGGACCTCGACGGGGTCGAGCCGCGGTTGCTGCGCTCGCTGCGCGCGCGCGGGATACTGATCGAGCGCGCCGACCTGCGTGATGCGGGCGATACCGTCATCATCGCCGACGGCAGCGGCGGGCTCGTCGAAGTCGATCCCGAAACGGGAGAGGTCGTCCGGATCGACGACCCGCAGTCCGTCCGGCACCACGACATCGATTTCGCGGCGCTCTGCCGCGAGATCCGGAAGCAATCCGGCCTGACGGGCCCCGGCCCCGTCGAGATCGCGGCGCGGATCTGGCGGCTCGGGCGCCATGCCGCCGGGGCTCGCACCGCAGAGGTGTGCCTCCTGCGCGGGCTGCGACCCCATCGGGTGCAGGAGGCCCTGGATCGCATCCGGGGCGCCATCGCAGCCGAAATCCCGGTGGTCCTCGTGTCCCTTTCGGCCTGCGATCTGCCGCCCTCCGCCCTGCGCCAGATCGAGGGAGCACGCGCCGTGCTCGCGCAGGCGCAGACGCTTCTTGCCCACGACCCTGACCGGCCCTTCGCTATGGCGTTCGGGCAGGTGCGCCTTCCGGCACCGAGGGGCGGCCCCGAGGCGCGCTTGCGCATCGACCGGACAGGGCGGCGCGCGCTGTTCGACGGGGCGGAGCTCGCCATCGAGCACCGGGACTTCGGGGCCTTCGTCCTTCTCGCCGAGGAAGCGGCCGATACGGGAGGTTTCGTCTCGAACGACCGCATCGCCGCCGCGCTGAAGGCGGCCACCGGGCACGACAGCAATCCCGAACAGGTCGACCGCTGCGTGCATCGGTTGCGGAACGCCCTCCGCAACCATGCCGGGCCCCGCGACGTCCCGAAGGACGGCTTCATCGAGCGCCGTTCCCGCATCGGCGCCCGGCTGAGATTGCCGGCCGAGGCCATCGGCTTCCTCGACTGAGGGGCAAGGCCGGGGCGGGAGGTTTTCGGGAGGTTTTCGGGAGGAACCCGAGAGATAAGGGATTTCGGCATGTTGCACGGTCGGGTCGTGAACGGAAACGACCAGGACCTTCGACATGCACCCTCCGATCTCCCCTTCCGACCTTGCCACGCTTCTCGACGAGGCCGATCTCGCGGCGCGGCGCCTGCACCGCAGGCTCGCGCTCCCCGAAGCCGATCTCGACGATCTCCGCCAGGACCTTCTGGTCGATCTGATCTGCCGTCTGCCGGGGTTCGATGCGCGCCGCGGCAGCATCGGCGCCTTCGCCGGGCTCGTCCTGCGCAATCAGGCGTCGCGCATCGCGATCCGGCACCACCGCCAGCGCCGGGCTCAGGGCGGCAGCGTGCTGTCCCTCGACGCGCCCGTTGCCGGCAGCGCCGAGCCGCTGGGGTGCCTGCTGGCCGAGGCGGACGGGCTCGCCGCCTGGCAGGGGCAGGACCGCTGCCCCATCGCGGAGGCCGAGCTGCGCCACGATCTCGCCCGCGCGCTCGCCGACCTCGGGCCGGCCGACCGCAGCCTCTGCGCGCGCCTCGGCACCTGCGCTGTCGCCGACCTGATCGGCCGCGACGGCATCTCCCGCTCCGCCCTCTACCGCCGCCTCGCACGCCTCCGGCTCGAGCTCGCCATGCGCGGGCTCGGGGGGCGGTGGGACGCCTCGCGAGCCGCGTGAGTAGAGGCAGGACATGGAGATGCTCGTCATGCCCCCAACCGCCTTCGCCCCGGCTCGGCCGCGACCGCTGACCGATATCGAGTTCTGTGCCTGGGTCGGCCAGGCGCTGCCCGGCGACCGGCTGGAATACCACCGCGGCTTCCTCGGGATCGACAGCGCGCCGGTCGTCTCGACCCTGCCCGAGCCCGACCGCCGCCGGCTCGCCGCGCTCGGCGATGCCGCCTTCCGCGCCTTCGAGGCCGGCCTCGTCCATCTCGCGCAGCTGCGCCTCGGCCCCGACCGCTTCGCCTATCTCGCCATCGCCCGGGGTCGACCGCGCAACACGCCCGTGCCCTTCGCCCGCCTCCTCGCCGAGGCCGCCTGATGGCCGTTCCGTTCCCCTCCACCGGAGTTCCCGACATGCCGCATCCCGACAACGCCCCGCAATTCGACGACCTCGATCGTCTCGCCCTCGGCGATATCGCGGCGCTGCCCGCCGCCCTGTTGCTGGACCTGCAGACGGCCGCGCTTGCCGAGACCGCCCGTGTGAAGCGGCTGCGGGACCGGCTCGAGGCAGCCATCGCGCAGCGCTATGAGGCCGCCGCCGCGGAGGAACGTGCCGCCCAGGGCAAGACCAGCGGCACGGTGCGGATCGAGGACGAGGGCGTCGTGATCGTCGCGGAGCTGCCGAAAAAGATCACATGGCATCAGGACCGGCTTGCCGCCATGGCAGAGCGCATCCGCGCCGCCGGCGACGATCCGACCGAGTATCTCGAGATCGCTTACCGCGTGCCCGAGCGTCGCTATGGCACCTGGCCCGCCGCGATGCGCGAGGGCTTCGCGGAGGCCCGCAGCGAGACCACCGGCAAACCCGTCTTCCGGCTCGAGGCTCGAGACCGGTGACGCGCGGCGGCGGGACGCCCGGTCGGCAACGCCGGGCAGGTTCCCCTTCGGCACCCGGTCACCCCCGCCGCCGCGCCCCCTGAATTCACACCCCGGAGAACCCCATGGCCTTCCGCATCATCACCGCCGACGAACGGCTCTCGGCCGCCGAGAACAAGACGTCCCTCGCCATCTTCGGTCCGCCCGGCGTCGGCAAGACAACGCTCCTGAAGACGCTGCCCGCCGAGGAGACCGTCTGCCTCGACCTCGAGGCCGGTATGAAATCGGTGCAGGACTGGCGCGGGGACTCGATCCCGGTGCGCAGCTTCACCGATTTCCGCGACCTCGTCGTGCTGATCGGCGGGCACGACCCCGCGCAGCATCCGAAGTCCTGGTACGGCGCCGAGTATCACGCCTGGCTGCAGCAGCAGTATCTCGGCACGGGCATCGAGGACTTCCTCGCCCGCAAGCGGATCGTCTTCGTCGACTCGATCACCGACCTGACGCGTCAGGCCATGGCCTATGCCCGCCAGCAGCCGGAGGCCTTTTCCGAGCGGACCGGGAAGCCCGATGTCCGCGGCGCCTACGGGCTCCTGGGCCGCGAGGTGATCCAGGCGCTGAAGCACCTCCAGCACGCCCGCGGCAAGACGGTGATCTTCGTGGGCGTGCTCGAGAAGGTCACCGACGAGTTCGGCGCGACGACCTGGCAGCCGCAGATGGAGGGCACGAAGGCCGGGCGCGAATTGCCGGGAATCGTCGACCAGGTCGTCTCCATGCAGCTCTTCGGCCGCGACGCCAAGGGCGACTGGACCCTCGACGAGACCTCCGCCGAGCGCCGCCTCGTCTGCCGCTCCGGCAACCCCTGGGGCCTTCCCGCCAAGGACCGCTCCGGCCGCCTCGATGTGACCGAGCCGCCCGATCTCGGCGCGCTGATCGCGAAGATCGACGGCCGCGCACCTGCCCACTCCGCAAATCCCTCCTGATCCAGACGCAAAGGACAGATCCATGAGCTACGATCTCAATGATGCCCAGCCGCAGATGGCCCCCATCGGCGAGCTGATCCCCGACGGCACCTTCGCCAAGGTCCGCCTGACCGTGCGCCCCGGCGGCGTGGACGGCGCCACGCCGATGGACGCCAGGCTCCTGAAAGCCTCGCAGTCGAGCGACGCGAAGATGCTGGACTGCGAGTTCACCATCCTCGAGGGGCCGCATGCCCGGCGGAAGTTCTGGCAGAGCTTCACCGTGGCGGGCGGCAAGGTCGACGAGAAGGGCCAGTCGATCGGCTGGAAGATCTCGAAATCCACCTTTCGGGCGATGGTCGACAGCGCTCTCGGGCTCGATCCCAGGGACGAGAGCCCCGACGCCAAGGCCAAGCGGGTGCTGCCCGGGCTCAAGCATCTCGACGGCATCGTCTTCGCCGCGCGGATCATGGTGGAGCCCGCCTCCAACCCCCAATACCGCGACCAGAACCGCATCGCGAACGTCGTTCTGCCCGACGAGCCGCAGCACGGCCCGATCATGCGCGGCGAAACCGTGCCGCCGGAGCCCGTCAAGGCCCCGCCGCGCAAAGCCGCGAGCACGACGCCGCCGGCCTGGCAGGCGCCCGCGCCGGCCTGGGGGGCGCAACCGCAAGCCCCGGCGGCGGCTCCGGGCTGGGGCGCACAGGCCCCCGCGCCGCAGCCCACGCAGCAGTCGCCCGCATCCCAGCCGTCCGCGCCGGGCGGAGCGCCGGCGACCGGCATGCCCGCCTGGCTCAATGGGTGAAGCGCGGTCGGCAGCACGGCGGCGGAGGTCAAACCGGCCTTCGCCTCTGCCCAAGGCCCGGCGCGATCCTGCCGGGACGATGACCCCGGATGAATGGCAGGCGCATGTGACGCGCGCGGCGGCGCTGGAAATCGGACGATGGCTCGAAGCCCGAGGAAACCTGCATCAGCCCATCGCAAGCCTGCGGCTCGGCGATCTCGAGGCCATGGCCAGCAACGCGATCTCCCGCTGGATCGTGCTGCAGTCCGAAAAGCTCCAGAGGACGGGCTGGCCGCCCGGGGACCCGATCGGGAGCTTCTTGCTTGGGTGAGCGGCGTCCCGGAAACGCTCCGGTGGAGCGTTTCAGCCGCGAACGGGCGGAGCCCCGGGAACGCGCTCTGCGCCGTCTGCGCCCGCGAGGCGCGCGGCTTCGGCTACTGCCACGGCCTCCAGTGGGGTCGCCACCCATACCACCGCTTCTGCTCGCGCCGCTGTCAGGACGCGGGCAGCGCCATCGCCAGAAGGAATAACGGCATGATCGACAAGACCGCGCGCGAGGCGCAGGCGATCCGCGACGCGCGGACGCTCTTCGCCGAAGCGCTCACCGACCTCGGGCTTATGGAGCCCTTCTTCCACCGCAGCGCCGAGGACATCGACCGCCTGATCGAGGCGGCGGTCACCGGCTACATCGACAGCATGCAGGAGCAGGCCGCGCGCAAGGAGCGCACCGGCACGGTCCTCGACGACCCTCTGCCATTCTGAGGGGGCGTCATGGTTGACCTCAATGAGAATGGCGTCGCGCCCGACTTTGCACGCACCAAAGTCTGCGGAACCTGCCGCACGAGAAAATGGCTGCTGGCGTTCTACCGCCGGAAGCTCTGCAAGTCTGACGGTCGCGCGGCCGCCTGCAAGGACTGCCACCGCGAGTACAGTCGCGGGTACGTTCGTCGGCACAGGGACCGGGCCGCACATGCCGAGCATCAACGTGATTGGCGGGTCCGCAACCGGGATCGCGACAGAGCCCACGCGGCTGTGAAGCGCGCGATAAAGGCCGGTCGTGTCCTCCGACCGAAGGCCTGCTCCGACTGCGGCTGCGAAACCAGACTCGAAGCGCATCACGAAGACTACGGCCGTCCCCTCGACGTGATCTGGCTTTGCTCGGTCTGTCACGGGCGCCGCCACCGCAACGGTAGCCGGGGGCGAAAGGCATGAACATGGTCGATCTCAACAAGGGCTCGGGCTGCCTCTACGGCGCCGGCGCACCACGCCCGCCAATCGCCGAAGCCGTCTCCGCCGCCATCGACGCGGCGCTGTCCGCGCGCCATCGCGCCGAGCGCACGCGCAGCTATGTCAGATCTTCGGGTCTCGGCCGCGACTGCCTGCGCCAGATCCAGTACGACTTCCTCGCGGTCCCGAAGGACGACGGCCAGGAGTTCGCGCCGCGCACGCTACGCATCTTCGAGGCGGGCCACCGGGCCGAGGACATCGTCGCGGGCTGGCTTCGCATCGCCGGGTTCGATCTGCGCACAGAACGCCCGGACGGCCGCCAGTTCGGCTTCGAAGCCCTCTCCGGGCGTTTCAAGGGCCATATCGACGGCTGCCTCGTCTCGGGCCCCGTTGCCATGGACTATCCTGCGCTCTGGGAGAACAAGGCGCTCGGCGCGGCCAGCTGGAAGGATGTGGTCAAGCGCGGCGTCAGCCTCGCGCGCCCCGTCTACGCCGCCCAGATCGCGCTCTATCAGGCTTACATGGAGCTGCCGGCCCCGGCGCTCTTCACCGCGCTGAACCGCGACACGATGGAGCTGCACGCCGAGCTCGTGCCCTTCGATGCGCGTCTCGCTCAGGAGATGTCGGACCGCGCCGTCGCCGTGGTGCGGGCCTCCGAGGCCGGGGAATGGTTGCCGCGCGCCGCGGCAGAGCCGACCGCAGTCCTCTGTCGCGGCGGCATGGCGGCCGGCAAGTGGCACGCGCCCTGTGCCTGGGCGGGTCGGTGCTGGGGGGAGCGGCAATGACCGACTTCACCCCGTCCGCCACACAGGCCGCCGCGATCCGCGAGATCAAGGAGTGGTTCGAAACCCGCACAGAGCAGCAGCAGGTGTTCCGCCTCTTCGGCTATGCCGGGTCCGGCAAGAGCACCGTGCTGAAGTTCGCGCTCGACGAACTGGGCCTCTCGCCCCACCGCAGCGCGAAGGACGGCCGCTGCGTGCCCGGCGTCGTCACCGCCACCTTCACCGGCAAGGCCGCGCTGGTGCTGACCCGCAAGGGCACGCCCGCGCGCACCATTCACAGCCTGATCTACTCGGTCATCGAGGCGACCGAGGAGGAGATCGAGGAGGCCGCCCGGAAGATCGCGATGGCCGAACGCGACGCGCTCCGTCTGACCGGGTTCGCGCGCACCACGGCCGAAGCCGCGATCGAAGCGATGCGCCAGGGGCTCTCGGCGATGAAGCACCCGCGCTTCGCCCTGAACCCGCAAAGCGACGCGGCGGACGCCCGGCTCATCGTGCTCGACGAGGTGTCGATGGTCGGCGAGGAGATGGCGCGCGACCTGATGAGCTTCGGCAAGCCGATCCTCGTGCTCGGCGATCCCGGCCAGCTGCCGCCGATCCGGGGCGAAGGCGCCTTCACCCGCGACGAGCCGGACGTGATGCTGACCGAGATCCACCGCCAGGCGGCCGAAAGTGCGATCATCCGCCTCGCCACCATGGCGCGCGAGGGCCGGCCCATCGGCTTCGGCACCTACGACGACCATGTCGCGAAGCTCCGCAAGGGCGACATCACGCCGGAACAGGCCCTGCGCGGCGGTCAGCTGATCTGCGGCCTGAACGCCACGCGGCTGCAGATCAACAACGCCATGCGCGCGGCGGCCGGTCTCGGCGGGACCTGGCTGCCCACGGGGCCGGCCGAGAAGATCATCTGCCTGAAGAACCAGAACGATCTGGGGCTGATCAACGGGATGTTCCTGACGCTCGAGGACATCGTCGACGAGGGCAGTCTCTACTTCTCCGCCGTGGTGCGTGATGAGGACGGTCGGACAGTCGGCGAGCCCGAGCGCGACGGTCGTCCCGGCCGGCTGCGCATCTACAAGGGGCATTTCGAGGATCACGTCGCCTACGACGACAGGCGCCACGACCGCGATTACAAGGAGAAGCGCCTGCTGACCGAGGCGACCTTCGGCTGGGCGATCACGGCGCACAAGGCGCAGGGCTCGCAGTGGGAGAACGTGATCGTCTGGGACGACGGGCTGGGCCGCACCGAGATCGACCGGCGCCGCTGGCTCTACACCGCGATCACCCGGGCCGAGCGCGGGCTCGTCCTTCTGGCCTGAGGGGCGCGATGATCGACCTCAACGACATCGCGGTCCCGAAGACCCGGCACGATCTGGCGGCCGTGAAGGAGCGGCTCGCCTGCACGGCCGCCGACTGGCTGCCGGGGCTCTTTCCCGAGGCCCGGCTCGCGCGGGACCGTCGATCCTTGCGCTGCGCAGACCTCTCCGGGCGCCCGCCGCGCAAGGAGGGCTCCTGCACCATCCATCTCGACGGGCCCTATGCAGGCTGGGGCTTCGACTACGCCACCGGCGAGCGGGCCGGTCCCATCGACCTGATCGCGCAGGCGACAGGGCTCTGCGACGGCGCGCTCTTCGACGAGGCGGCGCGGCTTGCGGGGATGGACCTGCCGGCGCCGCGGCCCGCGCCGGCGTCGCCCATGCGCGCGCGCCCCGACCATACCGCCGAGATCGCGCGGCTGGTCGGCGGGGCCGTGCCGATCGCGGGTACGCCTGGCGAGACCTATCTGCGCGCCCGCGGGGTCTCGGATCCCGGATCGCCCGACCTGCTGTTCCATCCCGATCTTCCGGACTTCGACAGCTGCCGCGGCTGGCCCGGCCTGATCGCGATCCTGCGGCTGCCGGACGCGGAGCGCGCGCCGGGCATCCATCGCACCTTCCTGCTCGACGACGGCAGCGCGAAGGCGCCTCCCGGCAAGAAGATGCTCGGCAGCGTGAAGGATGCCGTGGTGCGCATGTTCCCGATGCCCGAGGACGGCCACATCGGCATCGCCGAGGGGATCGAGACGGCGCTCGCCGCGCACGCGCTCTTCGGCACACCGGTCTGGGCGGCGCTGTCGGCCGACGGTCTGGCGCGGTTCCAGTGGCCCGAGGGCACCCGGCGCGTCACCATCTATGCCGATGCCGGAGACGCGGGCTGCCAGGCGGCTGCGACGCTCTCGGACCGCCTGAACCGGGCCGACATCCCGAACGAAATCGTCGCGCCGCTACATGGCGACGACTTCAACGACGATCTGCTGCGCGGCGCCCGCGCCGAGGATTACGCGCGCGAGACAGATACCGCAGCCGAGCCGCAGGCCGGAGATCCGGTCGAGCCGGAGACGGCCACCCCCATCGTCGCCTCTGCCGACGATCCCGCAATGCTGATCGCCGCGGCCGAGGCCCTGACCAACCCGCCCGAGTTCGAAGCCCTATCCACGCTGCTCGGGCGCATCGCGCTGGCGAAACTCGACCCGCTGCCCGAACGGCAGGTCATCGCACGGATCAAGTCCGCGACCGGCATCGGCATGTCGGTCCTGACCCAGCAGCTGGCCGAGCTCCGCCGCCGCGTGAACGCCACCGGCGACCCGCACGCGCCGATCCCGAAGCCCACCTGGTTCAGGCGCCTTCGGCTCGATCTCGCGGGGGCGCCCGAGCGCAACGAGGCCAACGTCATCGTCGCGTTGACCTCCGATCCGGCCTTCGCCGGCGTTCTCGCCTTCGACGAGTTCGGGCAGGAGATCGTGGTACGCCAGCCGCTGCCGTGGGACGGCGTCGCCACGTCGCTCCCGCGCCCCTGGGAGGATGCCGACGACATCCGCACCGCCGAATGGCTGCAGCTGCGCGGCATCAACGTGGCGCCGGTGGTCGTGAGCCGCGCCGTCGGCGCCGTCGCCCGCGAGCTGCGCATCCATCCCGTCCGCGACTGGCTCGACACCCTGACATGGGATGGCACGCCCCGGATCGAGACCTGGACCAGCGCCTACCTCGGCGCCGAGCCCACGGCGTTCAACCACACCATCGGCGCGCTCTGGCTGATCTCGGCCGTCGCCCGCATCTACCGCCCCGGCGTGAAGGCCGACCACATGCTGATCCTCGAGGGACCGCAGGGCGCGCGCAAGTCCACCGCGATCAAGGTACTGGCCGGCGAGGAATGGTTCACCGACGAACTGCCGGAGCTCGGGTCGAAGGACGCCGCACTTCACATGCAGGGCGTCTGGATCGTCGAGATCGCCGAACTCGACGCCATCGGCCGCGCCGAGGTCTCGCGCATCAAGGCCTTCCTGACGCGCACCACCGACCGCTTCCGCCCGCCTTACGGCCGCTATACCGTCGAGGTGCCGCGCCAGTGCGTCTTCGCCGGCACTGTGAACCCCGACACCTATCTGCGCGACGAGACCGGCAACCGCCGCTTCTGGCCGCTTCGCTGCGGTGCAATCGATATCGCGGCGCTCGCCCGCGACCGGGACCAGCTCTGGGCCGAGGCCGTCCATCGTTTCCGCGCCGGCGCGATCTGGTGGATCGACGACCCGGCGCTGCTGGCCGAAGCCCGCGAGGAACAGGACCGCCGCTACCAGTCCGACGCCTGGGACGACCTGATCGAGCACTGGCTGACGCACGAGATCCGCACCGTCTCGGACGGCTTCCCTGACTACGGCAACTCCCGGACCGAGAGCGTGCCGCGCCCGGAGCCGCTGAGGGATGTGTCGGTCGGCGAGATCCTCGAGGAGGCCATCGGGCTCGAACCCGCCCGTTGGACCCGAGGCGACCAGATGCGCGTCTCGGCCTACCTCAAGGCCAACGGCTGGGAGCGGTACCGACGCCGCGACGAGGGCGGACGCGAGGCGCCGCGCGAGTGGCGGTATAGGAGAGGGGCAGGATGATCATTGAACCGGAGCTTCTAGTTGGCCTTGATCAGTCACCCTTCGTCCAACCAGCGTGACCTTCGCAGAACTCGCAGCCGGTATGATAGCTGTATTCCAAATCGCCGCCTCCTATCTGCCGTTCGTTGCACCAGTCGCATTGGGGCGCTGAATCTTCTGAATAAAGGCATTCAGTACATACAAAGGTCTCGCCGTGCTGCACTACGCTGCCAAGACTGGAACATTGGGCGCAATTGATCTGGGGCTCAAAGTCTGACGGATCGGAGAATTCCGTGTCCAAGGCTTCTGACAGGTCTTCGCGCGTCACCTCGTATCCACATTCCTCGCAGGTCATCCCGGAGACGTTGTGCCCGTCGATGTGCAGTGTTGCACCGCATTCACCCGGGCAAGGTATCTCGATATACGACTCACCCAAGCCGCAGACCTTGCATCTTTGTTCAAAGAAAACCTCTGAAACTTCGGCTACGGCTGCCGCTTCGAACCCACAGCCGGAACAGGTCTTGAATACCGTGCCTGCCTTCTTTTCCGCGTCAATTTCCGGTTTCAGCCGGTCGAACGCCACCTGCAAATAGGCGCGAAGTTGGGCTCCATGTCGTTTCGTGTGGAAAGCAACACTGTCACTGGGGCATCGCCGGCGCGAACGGACTGGCCGGCAGGTGCTTGAGCTTGGACATGCGCAGGTAGGCGATGGCGATGAAGTTCTGGCTCGT